GGTTATGCCAAATTTGAATTGCTAAACGGATATGAGGACTATCCCGTGGTCGTTACCCGATTTAGCGAAGACAATAAACGTCTATACGATGCTACCACGGTCCCTGGCCTATTGCGTGGGATACAGAACCAGGTGAAGGTGGAACGCGATAGTCGCATTGACAGCAATAGCCTATCCACCCTTCCAGCCGTCACTCACCCGAAGGGACGCAAGCCCGAGGAGATAGGTCCAGGGCGATTTATCCCGGAAGTGAGGGCTGGAGAAATCAGGTTTATGCAGGGACCTGGATTCAATCCCGGATCCGTTGAGATGGAGAATAGCCTTCAGGCCCAAGCCGATCGCATGGTTGGGCTGGATGACAACCCGCTATCGGGCATCCGTCGCCAATTCTTGGTAGACAAATTTTTGCAGCATATGGCAGAAGTGATAGCATTATGCTACCGCAACTTCCAGAGGTTTGGACCCGATCGCATTTTCTTCAATGTTACTGGGGTACCCGATCCCCAAATGTTCAGCAAAGGCAACCCCGACGAAAACTTCGACGTCACTATTAGCTTCGACGTCCTCAATGCCGATGGGGAGAAACAGGAAGCCAAACTCAACCAACTGCTTTCTCTGGTCCAGATGGACCGAAATGGCCGCATAGACATGGATAAGCTTCTGTCCGTGATAGCTTCTTCCATCGATCCAGTATTGGCCGATGGGGTAATGAGGCCAGTCGAGGCGGCACAGGACCAAATGTTGAAAGATATTACCGATGATCTATCAAAAATATATGCAGGCATTGAAGTACCAGCTCGCCCGAACGGCTCTCAAGTGGCTCTTCAAATCATTCAGCAATATACGCAGCAGCCAGATGTTCAGCAGCGCTTACAGCAAGATGAAGCGTTTGCGGCTCGCATTCAGAAATATGCTGGCCAGTATCAGTTCGCTATGCAGCAAGCTCAAAACGCCCAAATAGGCCGTATTGGTACAGCCCCAGCCCAAATGGGGCAGGTGCAAACCCAAGGAATGCGACAGTGATAGCTTTGCTATTTGCTTCTATCCTATTTGTTGATATGCCAGACAATATAAGCACCACTGATTACGGTCGTTTTCTTGCCAATGAGAGGCTAGTTAAAACCTTCAAAAACACATTAAGAAAAGACGAAGCCTTTAAACCTGAGCCATATAAGCCCAATCCCAAAGAAAAATATTTTACCATAGGATACGGTCATTATGGCCCCGATGTGAAGCCTGGCATGTCGATTGATAAAGCGGCTGCTGAACGTCTTTTAGACAGGGACGTAAGATCTAGGATGGATACTATAAAAAAAGCTCTTCCTGATTTTTTAAGTTTTCCAGAGTCTTTGCAAGATGCTATTTTTAGCGAGCATTACAGGGGGTCCATTATGCAAAGCCCCAAGACAAGACGCTTGATAAACGAAAGAAGATACAGAGAAGCTGCTGTTGAGTTCTTGAATAACGATCAGTACAGAAACGCTGAAGCCGACGGAATCCCTGGGATTCGCCCAAGGATGGAAAGAGTTTCTAGTGAACTAATTAAATTTGCAAATGCCCGAAGGCAATGATATAGCTTTTCTCTCGAAGCATGAGCATTTTGCTCGCTTCATTAACGTCATCAAGCAACGCCGGGAGGATGCTATTGCCCGTCTTAGGGGATCATCTCCAGAGCAGGTGATGCAGATATCCGGGGAGATATCGGCATATGATGACATCCTACAGGATGCCAACTACGAAGATCTGTTGAAAAAATGGCATGCTTATGTGGAATAGAGTGTTTCGCGTGATATAATCACGCTCTCGCCATCGCTAGGCGTAATAAGCGGAAACATCAAAACACATGAGTGAAGTAGTCGAGGCGATCGCTGATGCCTCTGAAAACACAGCGGTAAACAGTAATATATCCGCATCTGAGTACCAACTTAGACGCGCCAGGCAAATGGAAGAGGCTATTGCCCCTCCCACACCTGAACCGGAGATCGAAGAATCCATTTCTGAAGATGTTGAGACAGAGTCCCAATATCAAGGAGAAGAGGTCGATCAATCAAATGTTCTTTCAAATATCGACTTAGACAATTTGTCTGAGGCGGAACTCAAACAGCTCTCCGAGGCATTGTCCAGCCGGGCGGTTGATCGTTTTGGTCAACTCACCGCAAGGGCCAAGGCTGCGGAAGAGAGGGCGAGAGAGCTTGAGGATAGGGTTAAGGCCCAGCAAGAGCAGGTGCTTTCGGCCACTTCCGAAATCGAGAACAACCCCTACGACGACCTGAAAAGCGTCCAGGACATCCAAAACAAAGCCAGGGAAATCAATGATGTGATTGAATGGGCGGAGGATGTCTTATTCGAGTCTGCTGACTATGGCCCCGATGAGGAGGTCACTGAGTCAAATGGGCAGGCCATGACGAAAGCCCAGGTCCGTGAAGCGCTGAAACAAGCCAGGAAATCTCGGGACAAATACCTACCGGACCAGTTTCGGAAGGTGAAGAAAGTGGAGGATGCAACCAAGCTACGCCAGGAATATGGCAAGAGAGCCATGAAGGAGTTCAAGTGGCTAGGCGACAAGGAAAGCGAGCAGACTAAGCAGTTTGTTCAGCTTGCCAGCCAACCAGCACTCCAGAAGGCATATGAGCAAAATCCTGACTTAAGCTGGCAACTGCCATACCTATTGGCCCATTCGGTAAATAGCATGTTTGGAGGGTCTTCCAAGGCCCCAAAGCAAACTAATGCCGGGGAGGCATTCAAGCCCACTCCACCAAAGAGTCCGTCTCCAGCATTGGCCAAGTCCGATAAAACCGAGGACAACTCGTCCAAGGCACTGAAAGATCTAACGAAACGGTTTAAGGAGTCTGGAAACAAAGACGACTTCCAAAAACTCAGAGAGGCGCGATGGTCGCGTCGTCTCGCCACACCTTAAACACCCTAATATATAATGGCACTATCAAACACATACGACGCCAGCCCTTCGGCAAATGTTTCCAATAGGGAAGACCTTAGCGATATTCTCACTATTTTGGCTCCCGAGGAAACTCCAGTCCTTAGTTCACTGGCAAAAACCAAAGCATCTGCTGTTCAGCACGAATGGACCGTAGACAAACTAGCAGCCGTCAGCACCGCAGGTATCTCTGAAGGTGTAGATGTCAGCACCTATTCCGACGAGTTCACGGATCGCGTTCGCCTCGGAAACTACATCCAGAAGTTCCGCCGAGCTTACCAGGTTTCGGACATTCAGGAAGCTGTTGATTCCGTTGGTCCCGCTAAGTTTGCTCAAGCTGAGTCCAAGGCTCTTCGCGAATTGAAACGCGATATCGAAGCCACCATCATGTCCGACAACGAGCAAGATGTGGAAGACGGGAGCGGATCGAACCCATACAAGTTGCGTGGTCTAGGCAAGTGGATCCAAGACACTGCCCAAGCTACCAACCCGGTTCCTGCCACCTACCGCACCCCTGCCGCAAGCATTCACGACATCAATGCTGGCGTAGACGGAGCTTTCACGGAAACGGCGATGAACAACATCATCACCTCCATCTTCCGTGTGAGTGGAGCCATGAACAGCTTGACGCTTGTTGCCGATACGGCCCTTCGCCGCATCATCAGCGACTTCGCCCGTCTGGACCCAGATGGTTCTGGAGCTGACACCTCTATCCGCAATGTTAATTACAATGGCGAATCCGCTCAGATTAAGCTCTCTGTTGAGCTTTACCAGTCTGACCATGGTATTGTCTCCATCGTTAATATGAACCCGGACTGCTCGCCTGATACCACGAACAAAAATCGTGGATACTTCCTAAGCCCAGAATATGCTAGCTTAGCTGAGCTTATTCCGGTTGGAAGCACTGTACTGCCCAACTTGGGTGGCGGCGAGCGTGGATATGTTGACTGCGCGCTCACTCTCGCAGTACACCATCCTGGTGCGCACGGTAAGGTAATCAACAGCTAATTTGGTTGATTTTTACTTAAGCATTTAGTATAACGGGGGAGGTCAGGCCAGTTCTGGCCTCCCCTTTTGCTTATGAACATTATCACCTCCCTTCCAAGGTACAGCGACGGCGAAATAAACCGGGCTTTTATGCGTGAAATACGCACTGGTTTCGAACGCGAGAAACGCCTTGAAGAAGCCAGAACCAATATAGCCAGGAAGGAAGCTCAAGAGCTAAAGGGATCCACCCATCCGGTATTGGGCAAGCCAGTAGCGGTGATTCCTCACCGGGATTTTTTCAGGCTTACGAAGAAGTACGGACACGATACCGTGCATTCAAAAGAATTTTTGCAGTATTACAACAAGAAGCACAAAGACCTGTCTCCCAATAACGCCTAATGCAGCTTAAAGCCAACAAAGACTTGTATGACTTGATATCCGCCCTGGCGGGTACATCAGATTTCACTCTTGCGGAACAAGGGCATCTATTGGCTTTGGCAAATCGGAGAATGTACGAAGCGTACAACCGCACTCCATATTGGGTAAGATATTTAGTTACTGGGGAATCTCGTCCAGTATCTTCCTCGATTGTCAACTTTGAGGAAGTTTCTGGATACACGCCTATTGGTGAATTTTTACGCATACACCGCACTGATCCATTTGTTCGCAACTCGGCAATCGAGTACGAATTTTACGTTCAAAGCGATGGCGCTCACATCCTCAATCTCACTACGGCAGACGCATCCGAGGTGTTTGTTACCTACAAGAAGAGGTTGGACCAGCTTACCACATTGGACGTAGCGGGAGCTGGCACCACTGAAGTGCCACAGGAATTTTTCTATTTCATGGCCCATGCTACATACGCCGACTTTCTTCGACTAGATGGACAGCACCAAAAGGCTGTTCTGGAAGACCAAATAGCCGAAAACTATCTAGGCGAGGAAATGGACAACCCACAGCAAGTAGCCAATAACAACACTGTAGGCAAACGCTTTAAAACTTATGTATCTCAACAAGCACGATAAATGAACTCACGCAC